TCGACTACCAGTCTAAAGCTGCCCCGTCTGCCGGGGCTTTCACGAAAAAACCTTTGAGCCAGTTCCGGAAGTTTCTTTTCTGTTTCGGTGTCGGTTCATCATCCCGTCCCTTATTCGCTGGTTCCGGTTCCTTCTTTGGGGTTGGAACCAGGGCAGCCTGTGCAGCCTCCCTTTGTTCAGCCTTCAACTGCTCGTAGTTGGCCGGTTTGTCGATTCCGAATTCCTCATAGAGATAGTCGTCGTCGATGGGGATGTTGAAGTTCTTCTTCAGCTGCGTAAGGATGGATATTTTGGTGCCTGCATCTGTTTCCTTCGGTTCCGGGAAGCAGAATGTACCCCCTTCAGTATTGATGCCCATGTGCAGCAGAATGTCCGTCATGTCGTAATTTAACACATTGAGCACGTATTTCCGGTCAGCCTCCAGCACCTTGTCCTCCACCTTTTTATGCACCGTACCCAAAGCCTGTGTACCTTTTTCGGACGATTCGGTGGTCAGCGTATTGCCCAGTATCAGTTTGGATATTTCATTGTTGCACCGTTCGCAGAGGCGTTCATAGACATCGGCAGACCCCGTTTTGTTGCCGGCTTCCGTGAGCTTGAGTTCCGTGTCCTTGGCATGAAAGAACTGCGCC